GCGGCATTGCCACGGCGGCGCTCGATGATCGCACTCACGCGCGCAAGGCGCTGGCAGCGATCGAAGCGTGGATCGAAACCAAGGCGCCGGGCGTTGCCGAATACGAGATCGCTGGTCGCCGGTTAAAGAACTGGTCTGCTGGAGAGGTCTACAAATTGCGGCAGCGCTACAAGCAGGAAGTCGCTGCCGAAATCGCCGCAGAAAAAATAGCCAATGGTCTCGGCACTGGCCGGCATATCCAGTTTCGTATCTGATGCCCACCATCCGTCAACGTGTGAGATCCGCTTGGCGTGCCCTGACCGGCAAGCGCGCCGATCCCTACGCAGCCACCTATGGGGTCGGCGGCGTCAGCGGCTTTTCCGGTGCGCAGATCTCGCGCATTACCGCAAGCCTGGCGAGCTGGTCCGGATCGATCAACGCCGATAACGATGTGGCTCTGCCCATTCTGCGCGCTCGCGCCCGGCAGCTGGCCATGAACAATGAGCACGGGAAACGATTTTTGAGTCTGGTTGCGACTAATGTCATCGGCCGGCGCAATCCGAAGCTGCAGGTGCGCGCCATGATGAACCAGCGCGACCCCACCAAGCCGACGCGGTTGGACAAAGCTGCCAACGACACGATCGAAATCCATTGGGAGCGGTGGGGAAAGACCGCCGACATCACTGGACGGCACAAGAGTCTATATCAGTTCATGCGCACCATCATCAAGGGCGTGGCGCGCGATGGCGAAGCGCTGGTGCGCGTGGTGCGCAATCGTCGGCTGCCCTACGGCATGGGGCTGCAATTGCTCGATTCCGATCGGCTTGATGATGCTCGAAATCAGCGGCTGGACAATGGCAATACCATTCGCCAGGGCGTCGAGATCGACAACGCCGGCCGCGCCATCGCCTACTGGGTGCGCACCACCCATCCCGGCGAAAACTATGCAACAGTCGCCGCCGGCGTCGAGCGCGTACCCGCCAGCGAAATGTTGCACGTATTTCTGACCGAGCGCGCCGAGCAGGTGCGCGGCATCACCTGGTTCCATGCCGTGATCTTGCGTGGCAGCATCCTCCACCAGTTCGAGGAGTCCGCCGTCATTGCCGCTCACATCGGTGCGAGCAAAATCGCGACCCTTGAGCGTGCCGACGATGCGCCGGATTCCATCGACAGCATGGCCGACGGCAAAACCAGTGCCGGCATCAGCATGGCCGTGGAGGCTGGCGAAATGTTCGAGTTGCCGCCTGGGTATAAACTCAATTCGTGGAACCCGGACTATCCACATCAGAACTTCGAGAGCTTTATGAAAGCCTGCCTGCGCGGCCTAGCCGCCGGCTTCGACGTTGCCGCACATAACCTCACGGGCGACATGACCGACGTGAATTACAGCAGTGCGCGCATCGCCGAGCTGGCCGAGCGCGAGACTTGGATGGCGCTCCAGGATTGGTTCATCGAATCCTTTGTCATGCCGGTCTATGAAGAATGGCTGGCTGGCGCGCTGCTCGCCGGCGCCATCACCTTCGATCTCAGCGGCAATGCGCTGCCTGCCGACCGGCTTGACAAGTTCTTGCATGCCAGCCGCTTCCAGGCCCGCCGATGGTCGTGGGTGGATCCGCTGAAAGAGGCAGAAGCCAACGAGAAGCAGCTCGCCAACAAGCTCATCAGCCGCACCCGTCTGGCGGCGGAGCAGGGCGAAGAGTTCGATGATATCCTGGATGAGCTCAAACAAGAGGAAGATGCCATCAACGATGCTGGCCTGCACCCCGCCACACCGAAGCCGTCGCCCCTGAACATGAACAAAATATCTAACAAAGGTGACGGCGCGATGAAAGTAACTTCACTCTCCGGGCAAAATCTGATAAATCACTGAAAAAGGTCCATCATGACAGATGAGCGATTGAACGAGAACTGGGGAGCAGAACTCAAGGCGGCCACTGACAGCGATGGCACTGTGGTAGGCGTCCTGCAGCCTGAGAGTGATAGCGCCCGCTGCCCGGTCGTCGTGGCAAAGATCAATCCCGTCGCCGCGGGAATTGAAAGTCTCGGCACTCCCGCTAATCTGCCATACGGTGTCCCGCCTGGGCTGGATTGGCTAACCGATACGCTCAACGGCATTGATATCTACCGTGGTTTCGTCAAGCGTCCAACAGTGTTTTTCGATCCATCAGCATCTTCCAGTATTGGGATCGGCACATTCAAGAATCCGTATACGACGCAATTAGAACTGCAATATGCCCTTGCCGGCAATCAGGCCGGGCAAGTCGTGGGAATCAAGCGTGGGACTACCCTCCGGGTAACAGGTGCGTCAGGCCTCAACTTTTCTACCACATATGGCGCCGCCGATCGACCATTGATCTTCTGCCCGTATGGGGACGCGCAAAATCTGCCAATCATCACGGGTGGGGAGATTATTTCCGCATGGGCGATCGAGGACTCTGGTTTGAATATCTGGGCATACCCGCTCGCAACGGAGTCGGATGCATGGCAGGATGATGTACGTCTGTGGAAAAAAATATTCAGTGGTTCTGCTGTGGAAACGTTGACAACCGAAGGCAGCAGCACCTATCAATCTGGTGTTCTTTACATCCGCCCGTATAATGGTGAGAATCCGAATCTGGGGCAATTCGAAATTGCAGTTGCTGATTTCGCCATCAAGATAAGTCATGCAAATGTTGCGGCGTCTGGCTACCTTCATTTTGTGGGGCTGAACGTGAAGATGTCGCTGGACACAAATCTGCGGTTCTTGCCAGGAAGCACAACTAATATCGTTACGTGTGACGACATCTCTATTGTCGGATGCAAGTGTTCCGCAGCGGGAACTGATAAGGCAGGCCAAACAGCGCCTTGCTGTTGTGTCATCATTGGGAACGTTTCCGATGCCAGGAGAATAACAAACCTTTATATCGGTGGTAATTATGCTACCGATGCGCTGAACAATGCCTACGAGATCAACGGTACTAGCGGCGCGCTCGTGGAACACAATATTGGATCCCAGTGTGGCGGCCATACCGTAATCGAAATGTACGCCTCGAACAGTGATGTGTTGGCGAGGTACAACATTGGGAATGGAGCAAGTACGTTGGGTCGGATATACACGGGCTTTGGGGCGAGTGGTGTCTACTTCGGGCAACGCGACTGCGATACATGGGCGATCGAAACTTCAGCAAAAAACATCAATAATACCGTGGTATTCAATCTGATAATGAACTGCCAAATGCGTAACATGACTATGCTTGATAGCAGCGCATACGCGAGCGGGCATAAATTCTGGCATAACACGTGCTATAACGATCAGAATATCACCAGACCGGGAACTAATCTTGCGCCAAATGGATGGAGTGTCGCCGGCACATCGCCGAATGGTTGCATCGACATCAGCAACAATTTGTTTTATTGGAAGCTGGCTGACGGACAGTCCAGCCATTGGATGCGTATGTGCGATATTTTTAGTACCTTGGGTCCGAATGCATCCATCCCAACGGGAGACCATAATATCTATTTCTCCGACTGGCTTCCCGTTGTGGCGGGCTGGCGCTACGGCGCGATTGACACTAGTAATTTTACGGTATACAAATCAGCCTTGGCCGGCTATTCGCTCGATCAGAATAGCGTAGCGGGCATTTCATATTCCGGATCGACGTTGACAAAAGAGTTGCTAGGATTCAATGAAATCACATTTAAGCCTCTTGCCGGTGCGGCAGCAGGGGGTACGGGCCTAACCGGGATTGGGAGCAAGTACCAAGATGGCACTCCGTATGTCGCTGCGAGTTGTACGATTGGCGCGTTGCCTGGAGCTTAATTCCATTTGAATAATTGTTCAGCCCATAGCCCTTCGGGTGCCATTGCTTTCTGGGGTGCGAAATTTTTTGCCTTAACAGTTTCGCCATCGCGCGGCATCCTATGGCTACTCTTTGCGAGGTTCATTGGGAAATGAAGACGAGATTCAGCCGCACCATAGACATGCAATACCGCGCCGCTGATGGTCGCGATGGCGAGTTCGAGATGATCATTTCCACCGAGGCGCCTTACGAGCGCTGGTTCGGCATCGAAATCCTGCGCCATACCGATGATGCCGTTGACCTGTCCCGCTTGGGTGATGGCCGGCATCCGCTACTGCTAGGACACGACACCGAAAAACAGATTGGTGTCATTGATCGCGCCTGGCTCGAAGATCGCCAGCTGCGCGGCATGCCACGATTCTCGCGTTCAGCGCTCGGCCAGGAAATCGAGCATGACGTCAAGGACAGGATCCGCACTTTGGTGTCAGTTGGTTACTTCATTGACGAGATCGAGGAAGTGAAGAAAAAAGCTGACGGCTCAGAAGTCGTCGTGCGCCGTCTGACCGGCGAAGAATTCGAGCGCGAAATGCGCGCAACCCATGGCGAATCCTGGAACCGCGCTGGCCCGTCAGCCAGCCGGTCCGAGGACAAGACGCCGACCACGTGGGTCGTCACTCGGTGGCAGCCTTTCGAGGCTTCCGTGGTGCCGGTGCCGGCCGATGTGGACGCTGGATTCGGCAAATCGGCTGGCGTCGATCCCGATCCGCAAGCAGCACCTGCCGCCGCCGCACCTACCCATTCCAACATCATCATCGTGAAGGACATTGAAATGACACAGCAAAAGACGCCTGCCGAACTCGAGATCGAACGCCGCGACGGCATTCAGGCCCTGGCCGAGCAATACAGCAAATACCTCATGCCGAGCGACGGCCCCGATGCCGTCAGGAGCGGAAAATCGGTCGATGAGTTCAAGAATCTGATCATCGATAAAATGCAGAGTCGGCACACCGATACCAGCGCGCTGGCGGTCGGCATGACGGCTAATGAGCTTCGCCGATATTCGTTTGGGAAGGCGCTCGCTGCGGCCATCACGGGAGACTGGCGAGAAGCCGGCCTCGAGCGCGAATGCAGCGAGACGATGTCGAGGATCATGGGTCGGCAGCCGGAAGGCTTCTACGTTCCGGCCGAGGCTTTCGGCCGCGACTTCAACGTTGGCACCGGCGCGGAGGCCGGTAACCTGGTCGCCACCGAGTTGCGTTCCGATCTTTATGTCGATGTACTGCGCAACAACTTGGTTCTAACCAAGCTCGGCGCACGCGTCATCTCGGGGCTGAGCGGCAACGTCGACATGCCGCGCATGGCCAGTGCCTCTGCTATCGGTACGGTGACGGAAATCGGTTCCGCCTCGGAGACCGGTCCGACCACTGCCAAAGTTACGCTGTCGCCAAAGCGCCAATCCGCATACGTTGAGGTCTCGAAGCAGGCAATCCTGCAATCCGCGCTGAGCTTGGAAGTGATGATCCGCGACGATTTATTGAAGAG